ATTTACTATTTAATTCAAATTTAGTTTTACCAATATCTTCATATATACCCAAGTCTTCTATGTTTTGTGTTAAAAAAATAGGTATGTTTATTCTTAATATTTGGTTTATTGGTACCCCATCTATTTCACCAGTACCATTTATACCACCCGATAATTCACTAAATAAATCTAAATCAGAGTTTATTTCTGAATTAGGTCTAAGTTTATATGTTCTATAATGTTTTTTCATTAACCAAGGATATTGAGTTCTGTAAAAGTTATTAGATTATCTGTATTACCATTTATTGGTTCTATATAAAATAAATTGTTTTTGTTGCCTATTAGTGGTTGGTCTATGAAAGGATTTAAAACCCGTAACTCAACAAATCTAACCTGTTTGTTTGTTTTATAGTTGTTTAAAGTGATATCATTATTATTATTCGTATTAATGAATTTTTTTGTTGTACCATCCTTTGCATTAAAAAAAGTGGCACTAAAATAAAGTTTTCTATAACTGCTTTCTGAAACAAATTTAGTATCATTTTTAACCCAATAAATAAAATTAAAGTCGAAGGTTGGTGAGGGATTTAACCCTACGTATAATTGTTCTGAAAAAAGAAAATTCTGTGTGTTTTCAATATTAGAATCATAAAAATCTAACCTAAAAAAACTTTTTGTTAATCTATTTCTTTTATCATCTATATCATCTACATCAAATCCAGCACTCAAAAAATCGTTGCCGTAAACACTCCCCCCTTTGAAATAAAATTTTAATTTTGTGTCTCCTACTCTAGTGGATTCACCATATTTAGCGGAATAAAACCTCATTTTTTCCGCATCAACAATTAAGTTAACATTTTTTTGTTTTTCTTCTTCAGCAATTCTAGTCACCAAATCCGAATAACCATTATTTTTAAATTCTAAATTTAATGGTATATTGACTAACTTATCACCTAAACTTTTTGTTATTTTAATGGTATCCATTAATTAGTTTTAACTCTTATTTTGATGTCTCTATTAGGAAACTTTATTTCAAACATACCATTTGGTTCACCAAAAATGGTAAAATCAGAAGTATCTAAAGTGTTTACTATGGGTGAACTTTGTTGATCTGAACTTAATAGTTGTTGTGTTGTAGTATTGTTAGAGTATTGTCCCCCCACAAAATTTAAAACTTCAACGTTAACAACATTAAGAACACCACCAATATTATTTAAATTTTCAATTAAATTAGATAGATAAATACTTTGACCCATACTAAAATTATTGATGTTGAAGTATCTTATGGTTTCTTGTATAGCGTTATTAACCACTTCTGAGGTGCTAAAAGATTTGTCTACAAAAATATCTATATTTAAACCTAAATTAATAACCTTACCATCGTTTATTTCAACATAATCATTTATCATTCTGTAGTCTGCTAACCATGTGGCGATATTTTCTTTTAAGGTGGTTGAACTTACGTTAGATAACTTATTATCGATATCTAAACCAATTGTATTAATAACTACTTTATTAGATTTTTCTTCCACTGACCATCTAAAAGCTAAACCATATTTCCCTGGCATTTTTAATAGTTGTGCCACATAATCTTTAATAGTAACACTTCTGTTCTGTGACGCAAAATTATATTTAGTTAGTTGTCTTAATTCTTCTAATGAAGGGGCTTCAGCACCACCGACAGCGGGAATATTATTTTCTACAGTTAAAGATTTTCTAACACTATTATTAATTGCTTGGTTAGGTCCATTTATATCCATAGTAAAATTACCTACACTAGTGATAGCACCAGCACCTAAATTAGAACTAGTCCCACCACCAATACGATACTTAATATATAATAATGTTCCTGCTTTAGGTATTTCACCTAGAGCCATCGTGTTAATAAAATTACTAGTGTTGTTAATTAAACTACTTAAATTAGTTTGTCCAGGGTTTGTTCCACTACCAAATGTTAATTTACAATAACCACCATCCGTATATTCTCTAGTAAACTTTCTAGTAATACTTTTCCATTTTGCGGGTGTTATTGATACGTTGTCTGATAACCTACTACCATCATCAATAAAAATTTTATCCTCAGCCAAAGAATCAACTTCATACCATCTTATGTTTTGGTTACTGAATTGTGCTAATGTGGGTATTGTTGCTACATCGTTTTCTAGTGTTATAATACTATCAACAGACAATACGTTTGTTTCAGGTAGTACCACCTCTAGAAAAGGTTTAACATCAACTGTATTAATGAATTTCTTAAAATAAGTTGTTTTACCGTTAACCACTAATTCTCTTTTAGTTATATTGTAACTAACTATATTATTATTAGGGTCGAAGTTTGGTATGATTATTCTATTAGGTATCCCACCCACGGTAAAAGGTGAGTTAAAATCAATGTCTTCTAAATTTTCAAAAACTTTACCTGCCCCAGTTACTTGTGAATTTTGTTTTAAAATAGGTGCATATCTTTGGTCATAAGAATCACCAAATACAGGAACGGTTACGGTAAAATCTACCAAAGTTATGGATGGTCTAAAACCTGGGACCTTAACACCTAAAGTTCTAGCAATACTTAAAATAGATTTTCTTTGTTGTGCATAATCTATTTGAGTCTCGTTGAACATTCTATCGGTATGGTATGATAACATATCTGCTATCGCAGCATTTAATTCTACCAACATAGTACCAACAGAACTATCGTTAAAATCTGAAAATATATCTGGATAATACTTTTGTATAAAGTTGAATAACTCCGTTCTAGTGTCAGCGAAGTTCCTTGCTAAATAATTTATTTTTTTTTCTGCCATAATTATAATTCTAACTCTATGAAATCATTTTCAGTGAAAGTACTATTAGTTACTGTATATTCTAACCTAACTAAGAGTGCGTACTCACTTTGTTGTGATGGTATTACCTCTAACCTATCTATTTTTAGATTAGGTATAAATTTGTCGATAGTTGCTTGTATCTCATTTTTAATATCTAAGGATACATTTGAAGCGTTGGGTTCAAATAAGTATTGTCTTAAATTTGTTCCAAAATCAGGCAAATAAAGTCTTTCACCTTTATTTGTTAATAATAGATGCATTAAATCAGATTTAATAGCATCTTTGTTAGTTTTGGTCATATCCAAAAAATAACCTTTTGGTGAATCAAAAAAAGGAAATTTTATATTGATGAAAGATTCTGCCATAACTTTTTTATTATAAATATCTATCTAATTAATTTATCACAAAAAAGTTAAATGTAAATTTTAGGCATAAAAAACCCCTCACTTGGAGGGGCTTAGTTTTAATTAGGATTCACAACTAACACAATCTAAAATATTTCTACTAAAAGATTGGGCTGAATTTTGACTGAACTGATAGTAAAGTGTTTTAACACCTTCTTCATGTGCGTAAAGATATAACTGATTAATGTCTTTAGCTGGGATACTTGGGTGTATCATCAGATTCAATGATTGTGATTGGTCTATGAATTTTTGTCTTTGTGCTGCCTGTAGAATAATTTCTTTAGGACTAATCTCAATAAAAGATTTAAAAACTTCTTTGGTTGGGAAATCTAGGTGCTGTACTGAACCATCTTTCTTTAAGATACCTTCCCAAACTTCAGGTGTGTTTAAACCATATTTATCTAATTCACACTCTAAGTAAGGGTTTTTATAAACAGTTTTAGACTTAGCTAAATCTTTAATAAAATAATTAGACTTTATTGGTTCAATACCCATACTAACTTGCCCTAAGATAAAAGAACTAGATTTTGTAGGTGCTACCGCAACTAAAGTTGTGTTAGCGTAACCCTCTCTTAAAGACCTATATCCTTTGTTATCATGTAACCATCTTGAAGTTTCTTCACTCTTTTCTTTAATTGTTTTAAATATTTCATGATTAAGTTGTTTTGTTTGTAATGACTCAAACGGTAACAATTTAGATTGTAGTAAAGAATGGTAACCCAAAACACCTAAACCAATAGCTCTGTGTTGTTCAGCAAATCTATAAGCTCTTTTCATACCTGGTAAGTTATTAGATTTAATCACGAACTCATCCATAACCGCGTTTAAGAAAAGTGTGTAAACCTCTATTGCGTCAGTTTCTTTAATTTCATCCCAATGCAATAAATTAATAGAACCTAAACAACATACAAAAGAATTGTAACTGTCAGTTGGTAATTGTATCTCGGAACAAAGGTTACTTGCGGTGATTTCTAACCCCAATTCCTTATAAGGGCTATTGTTGTTACTATTGTCTTTAAACATAATGTAAGGAAAACCAAATTCACTTCTTCGTTGAATGATTTTAGCCCAAATCTTGCGTTTATCAACATCACCACCTTTCATTTCTTCCATCCATTGGTCTGTTACTGTAACTCCGTATTGTAGATTTTGAATTGGGTTGCCCTCTGTTCCGATATCTAAAAATTCTAAAATATCGTCATGTTCAACAGGCAACCAAACAGCACAAGCACCTCTTCTAGCCTCAGATTGTTTACACACATCTACTGTAGTGTCATACATTCTAGCGTAGTGAACTGGTCCGTCAGCTAAACCACCAGTGGAAATTTTATTTCCTCTAGCTCTAATATTACCCAAATAAGCAGAAGTACCACCACCATACTTACTCATCATACCGATTTCACGACTAGCATTTAAAATACTATCTAAAGTGTCATCTATATTACTACCATAACAACTGATAGGTAAACCTTTTTCTTTACCGAAATTTATCCATACAGGTGTTGATAAACTATAATAACCTTTAGACATATAATCTTCAAACTTCTTAGCGAAACCATCTATTTTAAGATAATATTCGGCTTTATTAGCTATGTCTTTAATTCTTTGTTCAGGGCTTTCACTAATGTAACCTCTGGATAAAAATGTTCTACTATCATCATTTAACCAATAGTATTTTTTTCTTTCTTCTGTTTCTACCATTTTTCTTTTTGTTTAATTTTTAGAATAAATCATCTGCGGTAATACTTTTACCTTTTTTGTTGTAATCAATTTGTTTTTTATAAAAGAAATCTCCTTCTTTAGTAGAAGTTATTTCAACGTCAAACCATAAGGTTTTTTCAACTTCTTCAAAATCTATTTCAAATAATGGTTCCATATTAATCTTTCTTAAAGAATTATTAAACCTATTCATAATGAAATTTTGAATTGTTTTTTTATTTAAGAATGCTAATTCACCCTTTTCAAAAATCCAATCTAAAATTTTACACTCAGCGACATACGCTTTTTCACATGCTGAATAAACTAATTTATCAAATTCTTCATCAAACCATTCAGGGTTTTCATCTTTAATAATATTAATTATCTCAGAACCGAAATTACCATGAATATCTTCTTCTTTAGATGTTGCTTCAACTACATTAGATATCCCTTTAAATAAGTTTTTTTCTTTATTAAATGACATCATAATTAAGAATTGACTAAATAAACTAACGTGTTCGATAAACAAAGAAAACAATAAAACTGATTTAGTATACATTTTATTATCTCTACTTCTAGTTCCATCTAAATATTTTGTTAGATACTTAATTCTGTCTTTGATTGCTGGTATCTCTACTACAGTTTTAAACTCTTCTTCTAAACCTAAAATTCTTAAAAGTCTACCATAAGCATCTTTATGTCTAACTTCAGACTCTGCAAAAGTCATACCTACATCACCTATCTCTGTGATTGGCATCCTTTTGTACATATCAGCCCAAAAAGTTTTTACGTTAACTTCTATTTGAGCGATTGCTAACATAGTTCTTTTAATAACTTCTTTTTCTTCTTCAGAAACTTTTGTTTTAAAATCAGATATATCTGTTGTAAAATTAAATTCTGTATCAATCCAATAAGAATGTCTAATAGCGTCCTTATATTTTAAGAGTGATGGGTATTCATAAGGCAAAATATTTACCCTTGGTTCAAAAATGTTTTTATTCATGATCCTATTTTTTTTATTATTTATTATTAATTATTGTTCTTCTTTTTGTTCTTTTCTTAATCTAACCATTTTGATTCTTTCTCTGGCGTTTTCCTCTTTTCTGACTTCCACTTTTCTTTCATATCCTAAAAAAGTGTCTGAAGATTCAGTATCGATAAAAACTCTACCATTGTCAAATGTACAATCTTCAAAAAGAACACCGTCTTTTCCAAATCTAGACTTTAAAACTGCTAATGTTGCTCTGTTACTTTCTTTTTGTGGTAATGTT